AAGCCTTCGGTGCTGAATGGGAAGAAATGAAAAAAAACATTCTCGCAGAAATGCGGAAAAAATATAAAAACTGTATTGTTCAAGATGTGGATTATCTTGATCACATGCCATTCGATCGTGATGGACATCATGCCACTGGGTATGAAGTAAAGATTGATGGTTTCTGGGATTATGATTACGAAGAATAGAAAAGGAGAATGAAAAATGATGTATCTAACAAAAGCACAGGAATTAAATTTAAAATACGCAGGTTTAGACTTGGGAGACGAGACAGAAAAGAAACTTGAAATCATTATGGAAGACAACCATACAAAGAAAGAAGCTGTTGACTATTTATGCAATGGATCAGCAGTGTACGAGAAAGAAGAATTTGTAAAATTCTTTGAACAATATATGAATGAATGGGATGTTGAGGAAGAAGATCAGGAAGAGTATAAAAAGATGATTGACACTAACAAGCCAGTTTTTGACTGGGGAGTTGTAGAATATGAAGGTACAGTATACTTCATTGATTATGTATTATAGGAGGGAGTAGCCATGAAAAAATTAAACGTGGAAGAAATCAAAAAGGAACTTGTAAACGAAGAAATGAGTTTCATGGAGTTAGATAACTTCATGATGGAAAACGGATACTACACAGTATTTGATGAGGGAGCAACATTTGATATTAAATGGGGTAAAAATGTTATATATACAGCAACAGATACAAATGAAGCAGAAGTACAGATCTTCTTTGAAATCACAACAGATAACGGAGAGGATGAAGCAGAAGAAGCTTTCTACTTAAAAGTGACAGATGTGCAGGAGTTCTAATATGAGAACAAATGGTTAGAAATGCAGAACAAATAAAAAGAGTGTAAGCACGCACCTGCTGACTATGGTATAATTATCTTAGATAAAACTATAGTCGGGAGGTGTCTTTTTTGATTAATAACAAACTAAAGAATTGCTGTAACGATTGCGTACATTGCGAGATCGTGACAGAGACAAAGAGAAGAGCAATCCCAGAGAACAAAACAGAAGTGGTACTGGTAAACATAAAGTGTAGTCATATGTGTGTATGCAGTAAGTACAAGAAAGAGGTGCAGGATGGAAGATAGAAGCCTGTGCTGTGCAGGATGCAAGAATACACTATATGACAGAGGGATTATGTACTGCACTAAGGATAATGGCAAGACATTAATAAGAGACAGATATTTGACCGTATGTGATGATTACAAGACAGCAGGACCGACAACAAAGGTGTATACAAACGAAAGGACGTGAGACAATGGGAGCAGGTGGAAGACCGCCTAAATATAAAAGTGTAAAAGAAATGCAGAAGAAGATAGACGAATACTTTGAAAGCTGTGAGGGTAAACCGCTAATCATTAACGGAGAACAGCAGTACAACAAACAAGGGTATCCAATTATCTTAGACAGAAAGCATCCTACGATAACAGGATTAGCACTTGCATTAGGATTTAGTGGCAGAAGTGATCTGTTGTACTATCAAAAGCATAAAAAAGACAGTGATAAGTTTTACGACACCATCACGCGTGCGAAGAGCAGAGTTGAAGAACAAATGGAAGAAAGTTTGTTCCACAAGGACAGCTCGAACGGTGCACAATTTGCACTAAGAAATAATTTTAAAGACTGGGATGCAGACAAGAAGCAGGAAGAGAGTAAAACAGAGGGAATCACGATCGTGAACAACATCCCTAGAGAGTAAAGGAGTAGTTACATGGTTAATCTAACAGATGTGATTGCTCCATCTTTTTATAAAGTTCATTGGGACATACAAGACGGTAAACACACCTACTACGATTTGTATGGTGGACGTGGTTCTACTAAATCTTCTTTTGTGTCTGTGGAGATCATACTGGGGATCATGCAGGATGCAACAACAGGAGAATACAGCAATGCGGCAGTGTTCAGAAAGGTTGGTAATACTTTAAGGGACAGCGTATATGAACAGATAGAATGGGCAATAGATGCCTTAGGTGTAAGTGATCTGTGGGAATCTTCTAAGAGTCCGCTACAACATATATATAAGCCGACTGGGCAGAAGATAATCTATAGAGGACTGGACAAGGCAAAGAAAACTAAGTCTATCAAAGTCGCAAAAGGGTATATAAAATATCTCTGGTTCGAGGAATTAGACGAATTTGCAAGTATCGAAGAAATCAGAACGGTACAACAATCTGTATTGCGTGGTGGTTCTAAGTTCGTGGTATTCAAGACGTTCAATCCACCAATCTCTGTTAATAACTGGGCAAACAAGTATGTAGCAGAAGCAAGAGAAGACAGCTTTAGACATAAGAGTGACTACACGACAGTGCCTGTGGGATGGCTAGGACAGCAGTTTATAACCGATGCAGAATATCTGAAAGAGACAAACGAAAGAGCTTATAAGCACGAATACTTAGGAATCCCTGTAGGACTGGGAACAAACATCTTCGAGCTTCTGGAAATCCGCACGATCACGGACGAAGAAATAGCAAGGCAGGAAAGAATCTATCAAGGGCAGGACTGGGGATACTATCCAGACCCGAAAGCTTTTGTCAGATGTGCATACATGCCTGCATCACAAAAAATCTTGTGCATAGATGAGTTGGGCGGTCAAAAAATCCGCAACACTGCAATGTCACAGATGATTATAGGTAAGGGATACAACGACTATAGTATTAGTTGTGGAGCTGACGAGATAGAAAGCATTTTAGACTTTAGAGATGCAGGACTTGTGGCAAACAAAACAAACGTATATCCGGGTAGTCGTAAATACTCTTATGAATGGTTGCAGTGCAGGACATTAATCATAGACCCTGCGAGAACTCCACGGCTGTATGAAGAGGTAATAAGCTACGAGCATGAGGTGGACGAAAACGGAGAAATCAAGGCAGATTATCCAGACGGCAACGACCATTTTATTGATGCATTAAGGTATGCGACAAGTCCAATGAGCATGAGACGTGGCGAGAGTGCATAAAGGAGACAAAAACAATGATGATAAATCTAAAAGATGTAACTTGTATACAAATTGGAAATGTAATGTTAGGCATCAAGGATATAGAAAAAAATATCTATCCATGATGGTGGGGTTTGGCTTACGATTAATAGCGATTTGATACAAGGAGATATAGAAACAAAAATCGGAAACGTTAAACTGATAGCGGTGGAATAGATGGGTATATTTAGCAGAATGAAAGAGATATTAAGCAACCTTTTTAGACAAAAGGCAAGAGATGAATTTAAAATAGACACTGTGACCAGTCCAGAGATGCAGAGAGCTATAGAAAAATGTGCATACATCTATAAGGGCAGTCCGTACTGGTTAGACAAGGACGAACATATCAAGACTATCAACTTTGCAAAAGCGGTGTGTTCGGAGACAGCACGCCTTGCTACACTTGCAATAGGCATAGAGATAGATGGCAGTGCAAGAGCTAATTGGTTGCAGGAGCAGATAGACAAAGAACTAGAACAGGTACGACATCACGTAGAATATGGCTGTGCATATGGTACAGTTGTATTAAAACCTAACGGTGCAAGTGTGGACTTGATTACGCCAGAAAACTTTATTGTAACAGACGAAAGCAATGGAGAGATTCAAGGCATTGTGTTTGTGCATAGAGAAATTTCAAGTGATGGCAGGACATACTACACCAAACTAGAATATCATAGGTACATCGAGGACGTGTATCAGATTACAAATCGTTGCTATGCTTCTAAGGATGCCAACGATACAGGAAAGCTGATTGACATAGATGAGACACCTTGGCGTGGAGAACTAGAAGATGTAGGACTTGCAAACCTAAACGGACAACGCCTGTATGCAGTTCTTAGGACACCGCAGGCGAACAATGTAGACTTGCATTGTAGTTTAGGCTTACCTATCTTTTACGAAGCAATAGAGGAGCTAAAGGACTTAGACACCGCATACAGCAGGAACGCAACGGAGATATTCGACAGTAGGCGAATGGTCCTTATTGATTCTGATAGGTTAATGGAAAGTGGTGCACCTGTGAAAGATACGCAGGCAGGCGTTGAACGAAGCAAGAAGCGTTTGAAACTACCAGAATACGTTAAAAATGTAAATGGTACTGGTTTAGATGGCTTCTACCAAGAAGTAAACCCAAGTCTTAACACCAACACACGATTGACAGGAATCAATGCCCTGCTGTCACAGATCGGGTATAAATGCGGATTCTCTAACGGATACTTTGTATTTAACGAGACAACAGGCATTCAGACCGCTACAGGCGTAGAAGCAGAGCAACAGAGAACAATACAGTTTATTAAGGATGTGAGGGACAAGCTACAGTTCTGCATGGATGATTTAATCGCAGCACTTAACATCTTTGCTGATCTGTACCAATTAGCACCAAGTGGACCTTATGAGACTTACTATGACTTTGGAGACATAACATACAATGAGGACGAGGACCGTTCTCGTTGGTATAGCTATGTTGTAAGTGGCAAGATTCCTTTCTGGTACTATTTAACAAAATTTGAGGGATTCAGCGAGGAAGAAGCGAAAGAACTTGAAACAATGGCACAACCGAAAGAGCCAGACTTATTCGGTGCAGATGGAGAGGAGTGAAAGCATGGGAAAGAACAGGATTGAAAAATACCTTGCATACCTTAGTGGCGAAGATGTAAAACTACCCGAACCATTTACAAAGCAAGAAAAGCTGTTGTACAACATCTGCAAAAAGGGAGTTACAGGCAGTACAGAAACAGACAAAACATTAACGCAAGAGGGCAAGCCTGCGGATGCGGCAGCAGTTGGGAAGATGCTAGATGCGGCACTAATGGTAAAAGACCCAGAAGAATAGGCGGTGGATTATGCTAACGCCAGATTACTTATGGTATGTGCCAGAGAAAGCAGAGAAGCAGGCGGAAGAACTACATAACAAAATTGTATCTGTGATTATCGAACGAATGATGATAAGGCTAGGACGTGGGGAAGATTACCTTTTTACTCCTATTGACAAGTGGCAGATGGATGTATTGCAGGATGCAGGGTATATCTTGCAAGCGGTACAGGCAGAGATAGCACAAACGACAAAGATAAGTATTGCAGAGATCGCACGCACTATGAAAGAAGCAGGAATCAAGGCTCTTGAATGGGATGATACAATCTACAAGAAAGCAGGTCTTGAACCAACACCACTCGGGGAAAGCCCTTATCTACAGAGACTGTTGCAAAGGAATTATGAAAAGACCAAGGGAGAGATGTATAACTTTACTGGCACGATGCCGAATGCCTGCCATGATAATTACATTAAGGCAGTGGATAAAGCATATACACAGACTGCAAGCGGTACGACAGGGTACACACAAGCGGTTAAAGAAGCTGTTAATAACATTATAGACAAAGGGGCAGACGTAACCTATCCAAGTGGACGTAGAGACAGCATAGAGACAGCTACAGCGAGAGCGGTCCGTACTGGTGTAAGTCAAATGGCAGCAGATATTACAGACGCACGTATGGACGAGATGGATTGGGATATTATCCTAACATCTGCCCATCTGGGAGCCAGAATCGGAAACGGTGGGGATAATTTAACCAATCATTTCTGGTGGCAAGGCAAGTTTTACAGCAAAAGCGGTAATGACCCAAGATTTCCGCCTTTTTCAGTCTGCGGTATGGGAAACGTGCAGGGAATCCATGGGGCAAACTGCCGACACTCCCACGGCCCTGGGAATGGAATAAACAATCCGTTCGAGGACTACGACAGCGAAGAGAATCGCAAAGAATACGAGAAACGGAAACGACAGAGAGAGCTTGAAAGACGTATCAGAAAGACGAAACGACAGTTAATCGGCATGAAAACGGCTGTGGATAATGCAAAGGACGAAGCCTTAAAGCACGATCTTGACATAGAGTATCAGAAAAAGGCGGCACTATTGCAGAAGCAGAACAAAGCCTACAATGATTACTGCGAAGAGAACAATCTTAAGAAGCAGAGCGAACGACTAAACACGGCAGATTGGAACAGGAGTCAAGCATCATCAGCACGAGGTGCAGCGACACGATACAACAATGCACGAGGTAAATAATGGATACTATAAACAAAATTATGGTAGCCTGTGGGTGGATTATAACAATTGGTAGTGCGATAGGAGTCTTATATACTGCCTATAAGCATTACAAGAAGCCTACGGACGATATGAAACATCGAATAGATCATATAGAGACAGATATTAAAGAAATTAAACAAAAGCTAAATAGTGACTACAGTGCTATTAATAATCAACGTGATGATATGAACCTAGTCATGAAAAGCATGTTTAATTTGATTGAGAACAAGATCACAGGAAACAACATCGAGGGTCTAAAAAAAACCAGAGACGATCTGATAAATGCGTTGACAACACACGACAAACAGTGAGGTGTTTGCTTTTGAAAGTATATGATTTTACCGTACCCGAACTAAATATGTTCCGTACGTATTGCAACTTCACAGATGTTGAAAGAACATTGTTCGAGTATCGGGCAAAGAATATACCACTAGAGAAATGTGCAGAGCTTATGAACGTAAGTCTGTCTACAGCAAAGAGAATCAGCAGGAAAGTTAATAACAAGATTATTAGAGTATGTTAAGGAGAACAGAATGGTAATTGACGGTATAAATTTTAAAGAGCTAAATATCACAAAAGATGGGGAACTGATTGCATCCATTACAGATGGAAAAGATGGAATCGTACACAAGGACGGCTATAGAGTACAACTTGTAGTGGAAGATGTCGGCATGTCGTTTGCAGAAGCATTTAAAAGAATGAAAGCAGGGCGTAAAGTAAAACTTCCATCGTGGGGTGGGTACTGGTACTGGGATACAGAAAAAGAAACTATCATGATGCAGTGCAGAGACAAGGACAACGGAGAAAAAGGAGACTTATTAGATATTAGAGATACAAAAATGGTGGAATACACACTTAATAATATCTTATCTAACGAATGGCTAATTGCAGAATAAGGAGTGAAAACATGGCTAAATATGTAAAGAAACCTGTTGAGATAGAAGCAATCACGTTTGATGAGCTTATAAAAAATGAACATGGTAAACCAATAGAACTTGAATACAATGGATATATTATCAAAAGATATGATGATGATCACTATATCATTCCAACATTAGAGGGAGATATGTTACTTGGAAAAGATGATATGCTTATAACTGGTGTGGACGGGGAAATCTACCCATGTAAGAAAGAAATCTTTGAAAAGACTTACGAAAAGGCGTAAAAAAGAGGGTATTGAAAAGGCAAAAATCCATGATACAATATAAATGTAACAAGTAATAAGTTGTTGAATAAATCATTATAAGATTTTCTTTTAAGTTTTAAATGAACGTGGTTTATTTCGGAGATGCTTTTTCATTTTATAATACTTTAATCCTTTCTCTTATTTTTTGTTATGTAATATAGTACGATGGATTCCTAACGGAGTCCGTGGAAGTATAACTCAGTTGGTCAGAGTAGTCGGCTCATAACCGACCTGTCACAGGTTCGAGTCCTGTTGCTTCCATTCGCTCACAATATCGTGAGCGTGAGAAATACATTTTGATTTCCCCAAATGTTGGTTTAATTTTTATTTTTCAACGACACCTTTTTTCATCAATTGGTGTTCCTCAATCTTATCCTTATTTTCAAGCACCATGACCCCTATCATGGTGCTAATTTTTTAATTTAATATGATACTTTTATGAGACTTTAACGACCTGTTAGAGTCTCTTTTTTAATGCGATAATTTACACATAAAAGGGAGGTGGAAGAGTGAACGGATATAACTATAATCCTTATGCACCAATGTATCAGCAGGATACAATGCAGTTGCAGGATAGGCTAAATCAGTTACAGCAAATGCAACAGCAGTACAATAAACCAATGCCAGAGACACAAGTTCCAACACAGAATGTTAATTGGATACAAGTTGCAGGCATAGAGGGAGCAAAGAACCAGATCGTACAGCCAGGGGCTACAGCATGGATGATGGATAACAACGCACCTTTCTTTTATGTAAAGAGTGTAGATGGAATGGGCAGTGCAACTTTTAAGGTATTTAGATTCGAGGAGATACCGCCAGAAGCCACGCAGAACGCCCAAAAACAAAATGTAAACTATGATAATAGATATGTTACAAGAACAGAGTTTGAAGAACTTCTAGCAAAGCTAGGAGAGCAACCAGAGAAAGGAGAGTTAAGCAATGAGTAATCCTTTAATGAACATGATAGGCGGTATGATAGGAAACAACAACCCTATGCAAATGGTACAGCAGGTAATGGGCATGGTAAGAGGGTCTAACAATCCGCAGTCTATGGTTGAGAGCATGGCACAGACAAACCCTGCGATCAAGCAGGCAATGGAAATGTGCAAGGGAAAGAACCCACAAGAAGTGTTTAATAGCCTATGCCAACAGCAGGGCATGAATCCACAGGATATTGTGGACAAAGTGAACAAATAGATATTAAGCGGTGCACAGCTTGGTAAATAAATTTATGGAGGACAACAACAATGAATGAAGCAATGGGACTCACTGCGGCAGATGTAGCGGCAGTGACAAAAAATGACGGATATGATAACGGCTTCGGCAACGGTGGTTGGTGGATTTGGATTATTTTAATTGCTTTTCTTTTCTGTGGTAACGGATGGGGAAGAAATAACGATACCGCAACGACCGCAGGCGAAAACGCTTTCTTATCCGATGAGTTTGTAAAGAGAGATATTTTCAATACAAACCAGAACGTATCTAATACAGCTTGTCAGACACAGAGAGACGTATTAGAAAGCAGATACACAACACAGTTAGGATTACAGCAGATGCAGGCACAACAGCAGGCTTGTTGCTGTGAAACACAGAAAGAAGTGCTACAGAACCGCTATGATGCGGCTTTAATGGCACAGAATATGCAGGCACAGCTGGCACAGTGTTGCTGTGATATTAAGGAAACAATCCTCGCAGACGGACAGGCTACACGCCAGTTGATGCAGGACAACACAATCCAGAATCTTAGAGATAAACTTGCGGACAGAGATAGAGACTTACAGTTATCTAACTTCCAGATTTCGCAGGTATCACAGACTAAGAACATTGTGGATGCTGTTAGACCATTCCCAACACCTGCATACATTACAGCAAGTCCTTATGTATCCTATAATGGGTATGCATACGGTGGTTGCAACTGCGGAAGTGTAAATGTGTAAATAAATCAAGCTTGTTGGAAGAATCCATATCTACTAAGTAGACTAGCAATATATTGACGATAGGGTGTCGGGTTCGGCATCCTATTTTTGTTTAGGAGGGAAAACTATGTTAAATGCGGTAAATGTAGCACAGCAGGATGTAAACAGTGGTGCAAACGTACTATTTGCGAATACACGATATAGTAGCAGACGTTGTACTTGTAATTATGGGTGGCTGAATCATGTAGAGGGGTCTGGTCTGTTTACGTTGACGAATAGATCAAACTGCCCTATGACTGTAGAGGTAGAATTTAACGGTAATGTATCCGCTAACGCAACAGGAGCAACGGCACTTGCAGTAGAACTTAACGGAGAAGCTATTGGTGGAACAGAAATGGACTATACAGTAGTTACAGCGAACACATTTCAGAACGTGGGAGCAACAACGGTTGTAACTGTACCATCTTGCGGTAGCTTAATCGTAAGCATCGGAAATGTAGGAACAACAGCGGCAATAGTAAAAGATGCGAATATTATTATAAAGCGTATCTCTTAAGGAGGTGCGATCATGATTGAATTTACAAACAATCTTGAAGTAACAAAAACAGAAGATATCTTTGACGAGATCAACAAAAGATATGTAGCGGCTATTATGATACACGGTCAAATGGCAGACTATTTCAACTTCTTAGGTTTAAAAGGCTACAAAAGATTACATGAATACCAGTTTCTTACAGAAAGCTTGGAGAGACGTGAAATATGCAGGTATTTTGTAGATCATCACGGCAAGCTTTTAAAAGATTCTTTTAGCGGTACTATAAAAGTGATTCCCGACTCTTGGTATACAGCCAGTAGACTAAGTATCGGAAAATCTACAAAGCAGAAAGCTGTAGAGGATGGCTTTATAGAGTATCACAACTGGGAGAAAGAGACAAAAGAAGCCTATGAGAAGTACGCACAGCAACTTAGAACGAACGGAAACGTATCGGATGCACTATTTGTAGAATGTCTGGTAAAAGACGTATCTAAAGAGCTAGAAACAGTTGAAAAGATGGTTACTGATCTAATCTCTGTAGGATACGACATGGTGTATATTACAGAGACACAGGACTGCATACATGAGAAATACAAAAAGAAGCTTAAGGGGGTCAAATTATGAGTGAAATCAAACATGTTCTGGAAGAACAGCTAGAAAGAGAAAAAAACTCAGCATTAAAACAGCTCACAACATCTAATCTTGATGCAATGTATAAGATTACAACAACATTATGCAATCTGGAAAAGATGGAGCATGGAGACATAGCGGAAACCGTCATGGATGCAGGAGAGAATCTTATTAAGAAGTACAGCAATGGCAAGTATGATAAAAATATAGATGCATTGTATGACAACTACTTAAGTGCTAAAATGGCATACAAAGAAAACGGAGATCAAGGACACCGTGATAAGCTTATGGAATCGGTCGGTAGATTGATGGTGGAAGTGTATGATATGCTTTCTTCTATGGTTATTGATTCTGACTTTATGGACGAGAGAAAAGAGATACAGCGACAGATAAAGAAACTTGCGGAAATGTAAAAAAAGAGGGTATTGAAACGGCATATTTTAGGGTTTACAATAAATATGTAGGAATTATGCAGATTTGCTACAGCCTCCTTGTAAGTACAGAGTTTTTTAAGCGTTTTTGGTTACATGACGACAGGAAAAGAGTTCGAGGCTCGAGTGGGGTTCAAGTCCCCACATTTCTTTTACCTTGACTTAGGTATATAAGTCTTAATCCATTACCGCAGACATAGCGGTATACAAACAATGTAGGAGGATATACAATGCAGAATTACGAACAGATTTTAGCAGAATTAGGAATCGAAATCCCAGAAGAGAAAAAGGCAGAGCTTAAAAAAAGACATGCCGAAAATTATAAGACTGTAGCTGATTATAATAAACAGGTAGAGAAAAAAGATGAATACAAAACATCTTTAGACGATGTACAGACCAGATTAGCAGAATTAGAGAAAGAAGATGTTGATGGTCTTAAGACTAAGATTACAACATTAACACAGGAGCTTGCAGACGAAAAAGAAGCAAGAGCAAAAGAAGCTAAGCAGACAGAGTTAAGAGACAAGGTAAAAGATTTCTTATCTGATAAAAAATTTGTAAATGCAATCACAGAAGACTCTATCCGCTCCCAGATGATTCAAAAATTAGAAGAAGAGAATGGGAAAAATGCAGAAGATGTATTCAAGGAACTTACTACTAAAGATGGAAAACCAATTGAGAACATCTTGGTTGACGAAAAGAAAGCACCAAGTACTAATATCCCAAGCTTTACGACTAAGTTCAACAGCGGAGAGCAGAAAAAGGGAACACAGAAGTTAAGGGAAATGTCTTTAGACGACAGAATGAAGCTTAAGGCAGAGGACCCAGACTACTATGCAACCTTATTAAACGACAGATAGATAATACCGACTCACAATATGGAAGTGAGCCGCTAACCTAAAAATCCCTTAATAGTTGTAGGTAGATGGGACAAAGAAAAGTCCTTATCTATTCTTATTTTGGGTAGAAAGGACTTTTTTTATTATGGCAATGACAGGATTATTTGGCGGTTTTTATTTTGACCCAGAAGAATTTTCTCGTTATATGACAGAAAACCCAACATGGAATGATAGAATCCTTGCATCTGGTGTGTTAGTGCAGGACAACACAATCATGGATTTAATTGGAGAAAAAGGTAATGTTGCAACACTTCCTTTTTACAAACCGATTGATGAGCAGGATTCACAGGCACTTAACAATGATGGTTTAACAGATAATACACCAACAGAAATTACTGGAAGTAAACAGACTTGTATGCTGATTCAGAGAATGAAAGCATGGCAGTCACAGGATTTTACAAAAGAATTAACTGGTGCTGACCCTATGACACATGTCGCAAATAGCGTGGCAGGGTTCTACAAGCAAACTAGGACAAGAGATTTAATGTCTACAGTAGAAGGTGTATTAAGTTTGTCCGGCATGGAAAACCATATCACGGATTTATCAGCATCTGGAGACAGTGCAACTGATGCAAATAAAATTGATGATACAACATTGATTTTTGCACAGCAGAAAGCATTAGGGGATTCTGACGACAAATTAGGATTACTTGTAATGCATTCATATATCTATGCAAAATATAAAGCAATGGGACTTGTTGACTACAACAAATACACTATCGCTAACGCTGTAGAAAAAGAAGTGACATTACCTAAAATCGGTGGATTTATTCCAATTGTAACTGACAGATTTACAGTTGATACAACCAAGCCTGCCCTACCTGTTTACAAAACATTTATGATTGGTTCTGGTTCGATTTTAACTTGCGATAAGACAAATTACGAAAACCCTTATTATACAGACTATGACCCAGAGAAAAAAGCAGGTATTCAGAAGCTGTATACAAAACAGGGTTATGTTTTACATCCTAACGGATTTAGTATCAAGGCTGATAAGATTGCTAAAGAATCTCCTACAGTTGCGGAGTTAGGAACTAAAACTAATTGGTCTTTAGCATTTAATGAAAAAAACATCCGTATGGGTATGATTAAATCCAACGGATAAAAGGAGTGTGATTTCATGGCATACATTGACTATGAATATTACAAAAGCCTTTTTGGAGAGAAAGCAATCCCAGAAGCAGACTTTAATCGTCTGGTCTGGGATTCTTGCAAGAAGATAGATAATGCCACGACTGGTGTTGACAATGTGAAGAAACTTAAGATTGCTTTTCCAACAGATGAAGATGATGCAGAAGCAGTTAAAAGATGTGTTTGTGAGCTTCTGACGATCGCTTATAAGATTGAACAAGCAGAAGCAAGGGTTGAAACATCACAGGGTTATATCACATTAGAAGATGGGACAGTGATGAGTAAGCAGGTAGCATCTAAGAGTGCAGGAAACGAGAGTATAAGCTATGTGACTTCCAGTAACGCAGGTACGGCTACATTGATAGATAAGTGTCTAGCGGATAAGGAAGCACAGAAGCAACTATACGATGATAAGATAAGAGATTATCTGTCTGGCATCACTGATGCTAACGGAGTTAACTTGCTGTACATGGGAATATATCCAAGATAAAAAAACGGAGGGATACGATGTATAACGATACAATCACACTTTTTAATAGGTATGAAAGTAAATTAGGAGATACATGGTATCCCTCTATTTTGCATAATACAAACCTAAACATGGATAAAGCAAGCATCGTTGCAAAGTACGGTTCTGATTCACAAGATAATGCTGTATTAAACGTGCAGTATAGCCTAAAAAGTGGTCAAAAGATGGTAGGAAGTAAATTATGGCTACCGCCTAAAGAATGGTGTAAACAGACGAATGATAAGTTGTCAGAAGCACTTACGTTTAGTTCTAAGGCGAATAGTTTTGATTTCTTTATCGTTGGCGAATGGGAGAATGAAGAACCGATTGCAGAGGATGATTATATTGACGGATTCTATGAAGAAATGAAACTTAAGTATGATTATGTCTTTGCAATAACTGGAAGTGCCTTTTACGACATAATCCCGCACTTTGAGGTAATGGCTAAGTAGGTGGTTATATATGGCTAAGAAGAAATTAGGAAATGTTAATGTGAATACACAGAACATGAGAGCTAATATCAGTCTGGCGAGATTCGATGAACAAATACAAAGTGCTCAATATTGGTTAGATAGTCAAGTTATGACTGATATGGTCCAATATATGCCACATGAAACAGGTACATTCATTAACGTAACGAGAGCAAAAAGTGCTTCTCTTGCAGGTACTGGAATGGTATGTGCAGGTACTGGACCGATGGGACGTTTCTTATACTATGGTAAAGGTATGGTTGACGAATTAACAGGGTCTCCATGGGCGAGAAAAGGTGCTAAGAAAGTATTAGTCACTGAATTTGCAGGGCATACAAACGCAAAAGTTGACTTAAGTTATCAGAATCCAAAAGCAACTCCAAAATGGTTTGAAACAGCAAAGAAGAATCACGGTAAAGCATGGGTTACTCATGTTAAGAAGCAGGCAGGAGGAAGTTAATGGCAGAAGAAAAGAAACCAGTCAAGTACGACATTGATGGTTTTGACGTGATCACAACAGCATTGCAAGAACTGGTAAATCAATTCCCAGAATTAAGAGAGGGAGACGAAATTGCATTTTCTACATTAGATGCTGCAAGCGGAAAAGCAATGTTCCCAGTAAGCGGTGCAGTGATTGAATCAGAAAAAGAGAGTATCACAGGACACGTCACACAGGTATGTCTGTATCCGTTTTGCGTGATATATCGTGCAAGCGGTACAAAACCAAAGAGGAAAGCAGAAATTAAAGAGTGGTTGGATAACCTTGGTAAATGGTTAGAAAAGCAAACAATCACAATTAAAAACAACACATATAAACTAGAAGAATATCCAGTGCTGACAGGCAATCGAAAGTTTTTAACGATTGACAGACAGACACCTGCATATTTGGACAGTATAAACGAAAACAAGTCTGAGAATTGGGCTATCAATATTTCTGCCCGATATCAAAACGACTTTGATAGATAAATTAACTATTAACTGGTCTACGACAGGATGTAGATCACTGACCTTGAAAAGATAAAGGAGAATCATAATGGCAGTTACAACAGGTAAAATTGACCGTAAGTATATGGCTCATTTCTTAGATGCAGGCTCTTTGTGCGGTGGTAAAACACCATCCTATGAACGTCTTGGAAAAGACTTAGAAGAGTACAATATCGAACTTAATCCAGATACAGAAACAAGTAAAAATATTATCGGAGAATCTACATTCAAACACAATGGATATGAGGTTTCTTCAGAAGCCGACCCTTATTATGCAGAAGCTGACAGCACATTAAGCCAGAAGTTGCAGGAGATCATTGATAATCGTTACAAAGACGATAATCTGAAAACTACCGCAGTAGAAGTACACCTATGGAAAGAAGCATCAAGCGGAGCTTATGAAGCATACGCAGAAGATTGCTATATTGTTCCAACATCCTACGGTGGAGACACAAGTGGTTACCAGATTCCTTTCACAGTTAACTACGCAGGAAACCGCAGAAAAGGTACTTACAACGTAACATCTGGAACATTTTCAGAAAGTGCTACACAGGACTTAAAAGACAACAGCAAAGCAGTTTTATCATAACAAGGAGTGCAGGATATGGAAGAACTTAGACGAAAAGTCAAAACTGGGGCATTAAATGTAATTTTAACAAACGAAGATGATGAGGAAATCGGAAGATTCCCATTCAACCCAGTTGATTTAAATATCGTAAGAAGATACGAAGAAGTTGTTGCTAATTTGGAAAAGATGGAACTTCCAGAGGATGCTACAGAGCAGGATATCTTAGAACTGTCTGACAAATTAGAGGGGCAGATTGATTACTTGCTTAACTCTAAAGCTTCTAAGTCTGTATTTGCTATTTGCAATCCGCTAACTCTTACAGAAAGCGGAGATTTCTTCATCGAGAACATCATCGTGGAGATTGCAGATATTATTGAGCAGGTAACAGACCAGAGAATCAAAAAGAAACAGGCGAAAATTAAAAGGGCAACGTCTAAATATCACAAATAATGGAAGTTTGGGAACTTCCTACATCCATAGTAGTTGGTGGCATAGATTATGAAATACGCACAGATTTTCGTGCAGTTTTGGACATTTTAAAAACATTTAATGACCCAGACTTTGAGAACGATGAAAAGTGGATTGTTTGCCTTACCATTTTATACGTTGATTTTGGAAATATGCCACCACAAGACTATGAAGAAGCTATTGAAAAAGCCATCGAATTTATTGACATGGGTATCAAAGATGATGGGAAGAAACAACCTCATGTGATGGATTGGGAACATGATGCACCAGTTATCATCCCATCTGTTAACCGTGTACTTGGAAAAGAAATACGAGCTATGCAGTATTTACATTGGTGGACTTTTTTAGGAGCTTACATGGAAATTGGAGAGTCTTTGTTTTCGCAGATTCTTAGTGTTCGCATGAAGAAAGCCAAAAGAAAGAAACTGGAAGATTGGG